AATCCTTCTTGGGTGGAAGTCTTAATGGGGTTTCCTCATGGCTGGACGGATCTTGGGAACAAGGAATCCCAAGAGTAGTTGAAACAGATAAAACTAGGGTTCCAAGACTAAAAGCACTTGGAAACGCAGTTGTTCCTCAACTCGTTTACTATGTTGGACTGGCTATAATCATGTCAAGAAATGAGGGGTAAAACACAAATGTCAACTTGTGAATGTTGCACTGCTTCTCCGTCTGTAAAAACAAGATTAGTTCAAGGAACATCAAGTGGGGTTTCCATGTCTTTGTGTGCATTTTGCTTTGACCTAAAGGACAACGAAGTATGGACAGAACTGACAAGACACCTGATAAACAGAGCGATCAGCAAATGAACGGCTCCAACATTGAAATAAAAGAAATGAAGGAAGGCGTGAAAGGTCTTTTTGCTAAACGTCTAATAGAAAAAGGAAAAATAATTCTCGTGCTGAAAGGAGAATTGTTTTTTTATCCAAGCAGAACTTCTATACAGATCGGAGACAAACACGTTGAAGACCCAGAAGGAGGCTACATCAACCATAATTGTGCTCCAAGCGCAGAAATTAGAGCTGTGCCAAACGAAAAAAGCCTTTCGGGAATAGTAACAGCTGTTCACGACATTAAAAAAGGAGAAGAAATTACTTTTGATTATGAAACCACGGAAAAAGAATTGCTGTGTCCTTTTAAATGCGATTGCCACGGACGTTGGATAAGAGGAAAGTCACTAAAAGAAACAATATGAGTATAAAAGACTTTATGATAGTTACTAGTCCAATGTTTCTTCTTTGCCTTATAGGTTTAATACTATATTTACTAAAACAACACTAGGAGTAATTATGAATATAAAAGATCAGTTTGGAAAAGACCACGAACAGCCCGATATGGTTAATCATCCTCCCCACTACAATGCTGGAAAAATAGAGTGTATTGATGCAATAGGTGCAATGCTTAGTCCAATAGAAATGCGGGGGTATTTACGCGGTACGGCTTTCTGCTATCGTTGGCGTTATCCTCACAAGGGTGGTATGCAAGACATAGACAAAGCAGAATGGTACGAAAAACGTTTAAAAAAACACGAAAAAAAATATGGGAAACTCACACAAAAAAACGGCTCTTGACAAGGAGGCTGAAGACTTTATAAAAAACTTTCCAAAAGGAACATATAAAAAAACAATGTCTTCTGTTGTAAAAAAGACTGCAAAAAAACAAACTAGGGTGCCAAGAAGATTGTATAGAAAATAAATGGTTGAGTGGGCTACAACTTGCGTCTCAAAATGTTGGCTAGTCCGCTCAACTTAGAAACACAAAAAATTTACTAGCTCTCGTGTGTAAAACTACCATCTTCTATCTCCAACAACGGCTTATAGTCACCTAATAGTTTTTCAATTCTGCTCTTGATTTCAATTTCACTTAAAGATTCCAGTTTTCCTGTACGCACTTCTTTTCTTTCCACATACAATCCTGCGGCTCTTCCTCTTTGAACTTCTGCTGAAACTGCGGCTGTTAAGTTTCCTTTTTCCAGAGCATGATCACGAATATCAGCAAGCTTTCTAACGTGTCTAGCAAAGGTAACTTCATATTTTTTATCTACTTCTTGTTGAAGCTCCCGGACAAATCGAACCACAAGTGGGTATCTCTTAGGGTTTAAAAGCTCAGACGCACGAACCTTTGCCGAACTTTCTGCGTATCCAGCAGCAAGCGCACACTCAGTCTGTGTTTTAGACCCATCGTTATAAACAAATTCCTTCGCAAAACGAATTTGCTTGTGTGTCAGATGTTTTTCATTACGCCCTGAGATATTTCCAGATGTTCCTTTTGGCATTGTTATCTTCTGCTTCCGCCTCCGATATATAGCCCAAACCAAGCCGCTCCAGCGCCAACAACCACAGATACAAAAGCACTTTGGGCATTGGTTGGATCAGGCAATGTCATAAACCATTCCGTTGTTCTGTAAAAAGCCACTCCGTAAAGAGTGATTAAAAGCCGGGGAAAAACACGCCATTTATCGAATCCTTCAGCGTAATTATACCAAGTTGGCGCATCTGGATTTATTATAAACGTCGCTGTATTTTTTTCTTGCTCGTCCATTTTATTAGGCAAAGTATACCACAGTAAAATGAAGTATCTTCACATAACCTACATAACCTCAAACGCACCTCTCTCAGGTTATGTGGGAAACCCTATATAACAAGGGTTTTCGTCTAAACGCACCTACGCACCCGTCTTTTTGAGATAAAGTTTGTATTTACTTTTTGTAAAATCTCAAAATCTCAGGTACAGGTTATGTAAGTATTGTTATATAGGGAAAACTAAACCCCTTGATTCTAGGGGGTTTCAAGGCTACCATGTATGCTAAATCACATAACTTTTACATAACTTCTACGGATTTTTCAGGTTATGTGGAGAAACTGACCAAAAACCCCTAGAAATAATGAAAAACATCATAGAAACGCACGAACCAGCGATAGAAGCAAAGAAAAACTACGAAGAACCGACAAAAATCAACAAAAAAAATTGGACCTTCATCGGCATAAAAGAGCTACAAGCGTTAAACAACACAAAAATTATGTTTCGTATTTTGTTCGGTTATTTGATCTTTGATTTGCTACTTCATTGGGGAGTTTTTGCGTAATTTTATCTCTGTAAGGAGGAACATGTTTATGTCCACACCAAGGACAAAACCATGTCCGGTCGGCCTTTATGTTTGTAGCAGCAACACTCCACCACAAGTCACACTTTTCACAGGTAAAATGATGGATTATTTCAGTTGAGTAGTCCAAGGTCCTTGGTCCGTTAGCCCTGAATCAGTCACAAAAACTACAAAAGTCCTCCATAGGTTCTTTTTGTTCCAATGTTTCCAGCACTTTTATATGAAGATCCCTGCCCCGGTATCCTTGGGCAAACCAGTATGCACTAAGTTCCTCCGGGGACTCAGAGAACTTTTCTTCCGTAGCTTCCATAATTCACTACATGATTGACCGCAGGTAAAACCAAACCACCTTCTTTCATACCGGGATAACCGTAAACAGGTAAAATCTCCCTTAACGGATCTATGTGTAATCTGTACATCTTTCTTTGTTTTCTTTCCCCTGTAATTGGATCCGTGAATTCACGCCCAATGTATCCAGCTTCTTCCAGCGTTACACCATACTTCTTGAACATACTCTCTATTGCTTTTGCTTCTTTGAGCATTTGCTGATAAGGCCCGACAATTTCTGTGTTGTCTCCTCTGTTCGGGATCCATACATGCGTCATATCCGGGTAAGCCTTCATTAGTTTTACTATGCCCCCTCTGAGTAACATGTTTCCCCACCTGTTCTTGAAAGGAAAATCAGGATGTATGTAGTCTACACCAGAACCATATTCTCCTACTCTGCTTCTAGCCACATCAAGCTCATCAATGGTCGGTGCTTGCTTACTTATATAAAGTTTCATTATTTCGTTCAATTCGGGGAACACCCTACGCAAAGAAGCACTGTGTTTTTTAAGGGAAGCAAGATACTTCTCCACATGTGCAGCCTTAGTTGATTCCCCCGTTGCATCAACTAAAGTAACAAACTCATGTATACCCTGTCGTGCCGCTGGATCTGTCATGTCGACCCCTAGAGCATCGAGAAACTTGCCCGCTATCGTCGGTGATCCCGGAGCATAAGCTCTTTCGGGAACGCCCTCTATTAGCTCTTCGATTTGTGCATCATTAATTCTTATGCCCAAAGTAGACAAAAAGGGCTGTTCTCTTTTTAGAACCTCTCTCAAAGCTCTTTTCTTTGATTTTTCCAGACTTTTCTTTACCCTTTTATCCGCTTTCAGCAGACTTTTCATCAGTTTGTTGGTTCTTCTGTTTTTCATCTGTGCTTCCAGATGCGCCCGGATAGTTGTGTCTGGTGGTATATTAAGCTTGGTCTTCAATTCTATCTCCGTGCCAATTCCATAGGACGGACCTTCAAAAAAAGGGTCGCTTAACCAATTAAAAAGCATGTTTCTTTCTGCTTTTCCTATATCATCTGAATATCTTGTATCAATAACATCATCCAAAACCACACGGGCAGCACTTTCAAGAGGATCTACTTGTAGAACCTCTTGAAACTGTTCAAGAAATGAAATAACGGTTTCTCTGTCATTAAGACCTTTTGCATTTGGGTTGACTGGCACAGCTGGAGAGTCTGGTTCCACAGTAGCTATCATAGCGTTCAGAAAACCTGATCTGTCGCCAAGATGGTTTGGATGTATTCTTTCCTCTAATCCGATACGACGCTCACCAAACCTAAACGTATCAGCAAGAGTCTGTATTCTATTATAAACTCCAATCGTTCTTTCTGATTCTTCCGTGTCTAACAGAGTTTCTGATCGGTATTTGTACCTTTTCTTCCTCTTGCTTTGTGCATGACCGTGCAAATTAGACTGGGCTTCTGCAAAAACAAACCCTTGAGCCCCGGTTGGGTTTCCATCGGCATCTAGTTCTTCTATATAAGGCCCTCGTCCCCAGAAATTAGTTCCATGTCCTGTCCAACCATGCCCGGAATCCATGCTTTTAGGATAAGAATACTTACTGTCTCCTCTTACTTCGTCTGTCGCAGCTACTTTCTCATAAAGAGAATAGTGCTCTCGTCCCCACTCTACAGCAATATCGGCTTCTTCCTCTTCGGACAACCGGGCATTGCGCTTCGCTACAATTTCTATATAGCTTGGATCTTCCAGACTGTGTTGTCCTAGCCAATTGTTTCCTTCTCTTAGATAACCAAGCTGTGTGTTAAGGTCATAAGAAGTTTGCCAAGGCTCAACAGCAGCTTTTTGCGAGTTTTCTTCAAAATTAGCGCTGGAAGAAATGTTATAAACAGGAAGTAGTTCTTCGTATTTTTGGTATACCTTGTCTACTTCAGATTGTAATATAGGGGTGATACCTGTTTCCTCTTCTATTTTTTCCAGATCTCTTTTCATCCGTTTTTTTATAAACTCGCTATCCATGGTCAGTCGTGGGTACTGTGCCAGCGGATACTCTATGTCGTCTTGTTGTAGTAAAATGATATTGTTTTGATTCAGACCATCCTTAAACACATTAAGGATTTCTTGTCTGCTAACCTCTTGTCCCGATCTGCCTCTTAAAAATTCTGCCACGCCATTGTCTATAGCTTCTTCCGCAATTCTTCTTCTTTTCCCCCCTACTGTTGTTTCTATCCGTTTCCATTTTTGCTTCTTCTTCCCTTCAGCTTCACGTTGTTCCATTTCTTCTTTGGTGTAGTCCTTTTTGGTAGTCTCTTTTG